TATCACCTTTACCGTGCATATCACTTGTGTTGTTACCACCCCAGAACTGATACCATGGTTTATAAACTCCGTCAGTATCACCAATATAATTACCTTGATTTACACCGATACCACTAACTTGGAAAGGGGTTGACCTATAATAGAAAGCATGTTCTGTTGGGTGTAGATAGGTTAATTTTTTACACCACGATGAATTGGTGGCATAGGTATCATTTGCTGGGTCATACTCTACTTTAGCTCTAAACTGGAATTGGTATAAGAATCCACTTACCCAACTATTTTCCCAAAAATAATTCATAACACCATTACACAATGCTTGTGCTATTTTTTCCCTTCTAGTCCATTCTATTAAAACTTTAAGATTGTAGTTTGCTCCGATACAAGCTGGGCTAAAACATATTAATTTTACATAACATCCACCACCAGCAACCCCATCATTTTGTGTTCCTGATGTTTGGGGGTCATTGACATCATCCGACCTAAAACCATAATGGTCTGGACAACAAACTCTTGTTTCGTCACTTTCGGAACAACAATCGTGTTCCCATTTACCACCAAAGTCATCACCAGTAGCACCATTACCTGGTGGACATTGTGGTACACATGATGATGAGGAAGTTGACGTGGTATTACCGGATGCTCCCCATGGTAATGAACCAGGGCAAGGCCATTGTGAGGCTAGGTATATAAGAGAATCTGTTACTGCCATATCACCCATAGTCCTACATAAACATTTTTCACACTCAGGATATTTTGTTTGTCTTAAAGTAAACAATACAAATCCCATTCTAAGCCCAAAATACCTACAATCAGTAGCACAACCAAAACAATTACCACCACTAATACAAATTTGTCCACATTCTTCTGGTGGTGCACCATTAGGTCCAATTAGGGAAGCCATATCTAATATTGTAAAACCCCAAAGAGTGATACGAATACAATATATTGCACACCAAAGCCAACATAATAACCACATAATAAATAATATAACCCCCAGTATTAAGCTTAAGAATACAGCTAGTGTTGATATTAGTATTGTTAAGAACATGTAAATCATCCCTAGAAAATCTATAAGGAACATCCAAAGGAATACCATTAAACTAGGAGCTCTTACCGCACTATTTATTGGGAAAAACATTGCTGTGGTAGCACATTGTTGGTCCGCTTCAGGTAATATATTTTTTATACCCACAAATTCTCTTCTACCTCCATGTTTAATATGGTCATGAAATTGTGAAAAAGTATATACCCTGTTAAATGTCATGTCATAAAAAACATCTTTTGCTGCAGGCATTAAATTTCTTTGTGCCCAAGGATTGTAGTCACTATAATTTACAGAAAAAGCGTAAGAAGAAGGGTCTATACCTGGCCAATCCCCATTATCGTCACCTGCCCATGGGTCATAAAATTCCCTGATGTTAGGTACTAGGTAACTAGCTATTCTTCTTTGTCTTGCTCCTCCCGTTGCTTGTTCAGGTCTTATTCTAAATCTACATCTCGCTCTAGTAGGTACCCCTATACTTGGGTCATCTGAAAGTACCATTTCCCCAAATTCATTAGTTGTCATATAATCTAAATTCATTGGTACGTGGACTAAGAAAGAACCTGTATCGTCAATTACCCTACCCCCATTAGGTAAGTAAAATCTTTCAAGTATTGGAACTTCTCCACCTAGAGGTGCACCCCACCCTCCTGCTGTATAAGCGGGGTAAGCATTTGGGTCATCTTGGAAAAATGGGGTATACCTTATACAATCTATTATCCCTGGTTTGGATATTAGACTACATAGTTCACCCATTGCTGCTTTTGGTCTACAGTTTTTATTTACAGAATCTTTGTCAGTGTCAGATGCGGTACTACCCATAAACACAGCATTAGGTTCTAATTTAAACCCTGTTTGTCCTAAATCAAAATCAACCCTAGTTATTGCCGCTCTACAAAATTCTTCGTCACCCCAAAAAGGTCTAACATCTATAGATTTTTGTTGACTTAGTACTTGAGGTAGGCTGTCTATAACCACATCATCTCTAAATTTTGCTCCATCAAAATCAGAGTCTGGAAATCCTTTTATCTTAAAATCTTCTGGTAGTAAAGAAAAACAACCTATGTCACTTACATCAACATCCATGATGATAGTTTGGTCCCCTACTGGAACACCATATATCATAAAGTCACCTGACTCATTAGTTTTAACCGTATACTTATAGTACTTATCGTACACGTGTTTTACCTCTTGTTTGTTTAAAACATCATTTAATGTAGGAAAACTACCAACTGTAACATGACAGTCAAAGTTTGGTTCGCTACTTAATAGATTATATCTTTTACCATCTTCAGTTACGTCAAAGGGTTCTTTGAAGGGATAAAGTTCTTTTATTACGAGGTTTTGTTCATCTTCTTCGGTTAGTGGGATAAATATAGATACTTTGGCGTTTGGTATTCCGAATCCTCCGTTAGTTATAACCCTACCAACAACTACACCAAAATCTGCACACATACGTGTATAAACATCTTGTTGTGTTAATGAAAGACTAAGAATTTCAAGTAAGTCAAAGTTTTGGCTGAGTTCAAAAGTTACATTCTTGTCTTTTGCTCCACCAACTCTAACATCTGTCCTTACTCTAAATGATTTACCCATAGTTTATATTATTACACCCCCTAAAATAATTTATTGCATTTATGGTGCTTATAACATAAATAGTTCCACCATTAAAACTAAAAGTACTTAACATGCGGTTATAGTAAAGATTATTAAAGTACTGGTTTAGATGGTTTCTTGTATCTAATTGCGATGTCTTGGTTTGGAAAACGTATTTGAAGTACTTCGTTTGGTTGAGCGTAGATAGTATCGTCAATTAACCCTATTTGTTTTGTAGTCGCGTTAACATAAGGTTGTGTTGTTATTGATTGTGAATAATTACCCCCTACTTTATTAAAAACTAAAATATCAGTTAGATTTAAGACTCCCGGTTGGTTCATAATAAAAGCTCTTAAGTTACCTAAAGCTAAGTCTTCACCTAATTCCATTTTGTCAACAGAAAAATAATCACTTATTTTGGTTATAACATTAGTCACTATTTCACCTTCATTTGCATCTTTTTCTAAAATTAGGTCAATAGAAAAAGCTAAATCTATCACTCTAGCGGCACCCACAACAACATAGTCGTTTAACATCCTATAATTAGATAAATAATTTGCTATATTATTTTTAAGAGTATCACTAACTAATGAAGTTAGTTTACCATCTGGGGTGTATGAAAGTACATTAACGTTAACTTTATTTTCTATTTCTGTCACACCAACTTTTGCGGGTGCACCAAATGTAGCCGGCATAGTTCTTAATTTAGAAACATAGTCATTAATTGTCACCCCTCTATTTTGAGCTGCAAAATTAAAAGATATATAATTTCTTATTTCATCTGGTGTCATTTGGTTTGCTCCCCCGATAGCAGCGGTAGTATTAGTTACAGCTAAACTACTTACGACAGTTTGGTTTATTTGTTGACTGGGACCACCGACCACAAAATCTATAGTGCCCACCGTATTAACTGCACCAGCTCCAATATTTGCGGCTTTACCACCCCCAACTCTATATTGTATGAAAAGTGTGGTATTTGCTTTAACTGAATTACCTAAAGCTATATTATTTAAAAATTTAGACATATTTAATTTAACACCTTTAGATGCAAAATTATCTAATAGGTCTTGGGAGGTTTGGTTCCCACTACCAAATGTTAAATGAAAAAATCCTTCCGGTGTAAATTCTGTTATAAATCTTTGTGGTACTGTTATATATTTACCAACTTTAATTCCTGGCATATCAGCAGGTATAGATGGGTCTAACACAAAAACTTCATTTTGTGCTAATGCTTCAACTTCATACCACTTATTAGAAGTAGTCGATAGGAATTCACTATTTGCTGGTATAGTTTGGTATCCTAGTCCTGGTTTTTGTATTACGGATGTTACACCAATTACATTTTTTTCAGGTAAAAATATTTTATAGAACGGTTTGGAGTCCGCATCTGTAATTTCTTTTTTAAATACTTTAGTTATCCCATTAACAACAACCTCTCTCTTCACTATTGTGTAATTTTGGGTTATCCCGTTTGCGTCTTTATTAGGTATTTTAGTTTGGTTGGGTACTCCTTCTGCATTATATTGAGATGAAAAATCACAGTCTTCAACTAACTCAAATACTTGACCCGCACCTCTAAATTGTGAACCAGCTCTTAATCTACCCAAATATTTAAAATCTTCTTTATCACCTAATACTGGTACTATGATAGATAAATCTACAACCGTAACAGAAGGTCTATTACCGGGTATTTTTAATCCATAAGTTTTTGCTATATTATATAAAGAACTTCTTTCTTGTGCATATTGTAAAACTGTCTCTTGGAATGTCCTGTCTATCTGGAAGTTTAAATTGTCTGCTACCGCAGCATTAAGGTCTAAAAATACAGAATATATAGAAGCGTCATTCGCGTTTTTAATTAAATCTGGATAGTAAGTATTAGTTAATCTTAATAACTCATTTCTTACCCCTAGAAAATCTCTTTCTGTATATGCTATTTTTTTCTCTGCCATACTATAAATCTATTATAACAAAATCTTTAGTTTCAAACACACCATCTCCTGATGTGTAATCAATTCTAACTCTCATGGAGTAATTTCTTTGTGCTTCACCAACAAAACTCATATTACCATCATCCATCGATAAATCTGTAGTTTGTTCATTTAATTTTTCTTCAGCTTTTAAATCTTCTAAAGTTTTTACCTCAACACTATTTATGGTTAATCCCGGTATATACTTATTGACTGCTTCCCTTATTTCTCTCTCAATAGATATTTTAGTGGTGGTATCCATTAATTCAAAAACATATTTATTTAAATTAGTACCAAAATCAGGTAAAAAATACCTAGACCCTTTTGGGGTAAGTACTAAATGAATTAGGTTAGACCTCACTTCACTATCCGTATCTGTGTTTAGTCCTAAAAAAAATCCTTCTGGACTATCTACAAATGGAAATGTTATACCGTATCTTTGTGTTGGCATTTCTTTTTTATAATAAATACTTCAAAGATTGGTTTATTATAGTGTTGGTTGTTATGCTAATACTTTATTGTTTTGTTGATGGATTGGTTGGTATGGACAGTGTCTACAGTTGTTACCGCAACAATAGCCTCTTTTTTTGTGGTACTCTTCTGTCATCACCATTCTACCTTCTTCCCAGTAAAAATCTTTTGGTTGTAATTTAGGTTTTATAAATTCTCTATAATATAATTCTTCAATCCAGTCGTCTTTTATTTTCATTTTAATTTATATTAGATAATAAATGGTGACTCAAAAGAATCACCATTTATTATAATTTATTTTAAATCTTAGTTTAACTTAATTCAACTTCTTTTTCTTTATCAAGAGATTTAACATCTACATCTATTTCACAACTTCCTCCCGCACATGCTAATTCACCAGTTAAATTTGTATTGTCATCTAATTCAACTACCTTACTTAAATCAACATCTTTTAAAGATTTCATCATTTCATTATACTGTTCTTCAGTGATATCTTCGAATGGTGCTTGTGTATAAGTACCACCATTGTATGGTAATACTGATAGACCATTATATGATTTTCTATTTTCCCACATCCATTCTCCAGCTTTATCCCAGTCATTTTCTTTTAAACTAATTGTTGCTGACACGTTATGTGAGTTTGAACCGTTTCTATGTCCAGATTTTACCCACTCTGTAGCTACCTTTTTAACTCTTTCTAATAAATCAAAAGGTGACTCTGTTCTTAAAATAGAACCTTTCGGTGCTTTTTGTGGTATACTAATAACAGCTGTATCATGTGGTCTGAAGTATTCATCTTCAACTAATTCTGGGTGATTAATATTTAAATAGGTATAAATTGCCTCATTTTTACCAACTCTAACTCTTCTAATATAATAATCATTATGCCATGCATGAATACCTGAAGATGTTCCTAATGTCAGTGACGTAGTTCCGGCTGGTTTTACTGTCGTACATCTTGCTGAAGGATTTATGTCTATAAGTTTAGAAACTCTTGTATTTTCTCTTTTTACTAGACTAGCAGCTTTTTTCATGTCATATTTTAGTACTTTTCCAGAACCAATACCAGTCATTGACACACCTATAAGTGCATCTTTTTCAGTTGTTTCTTGCCATATTTCTCTTAGATAGTGGAAGGAAGTATATCCTGCTTGTAAAGTACCTATAAATGCTGCTGCCTTAACTCTGTCATTTAAATCTTCTTGTGATTCAATATTTGAGACATTTACTTCACATAAGTTACAGAATTGATTTGGTCTTAAAGCAATTTCACAACAAGGATTAGTTCCCCAATCTTTATCGTTGTTTAAATAAATTCCAGGTTCTCCCGCTCCAGATAATTCAACCCTTTTCCATAAATCCATAAAAAATTCTTTAGTAATTTTATGTCTCATTAAGCATGCTGAATTATTTGCTCTACCTCTCTGTGGGTTTAGTTCCCACCAATTACCGGATTTACATCCAATCATAGCATCGTCATCAGCACTAAACAAACTAATAAGAGCTGCTCTACGTATTCCACCTGCCA